TTTATGAGCGCAGTAATGACGATTTTGATGATGATGGGCTAGATTATGACACTGATGCCATTCCTCTAGCAGAATTTTAATAACGAATCCTTAATAAATAACTAAAATTTGTAATTTTCTTTTTTTGCAATGCCTATACAAAGGGTAAGCCAGGGTTTTAAGGATATTAGTATGACATTTCAGGTTAATCCTGTAAATGATGATCTTATTGGACTTAAAAATGAAAATGCAATTGCTCGTTCAGTGAGAAATATTGTATTTACCCTTCCTGGAGAAAAATTCTTTGATCCTACTTTTGGATCTTATGTCTCTGCATCCCTCTTTGAAAATATTGATGATCTTTCTGCTACAACCATTAAGGAAGAAATTACAAATTCTATTAAAAATTATGAACCAAGAGTTAAATTAGTTAGTTGTAGAGTTTTTCCAGATTTTGATAATAACTCCTTTGATGTTGTTATTGTATATGATATTATTGGAGCAGATGTTCCACAACAACAACTACAATTCGCTTTGCAATCAGCTAGATAAAAATGCCATTAGCCAATTTCGCTAACCTAGATTTTAATCAGGTTAAAACTACTCTTACAGAATATATAAGATCTAATTCTAATTTTACGGATTATAATTTTGAAGGATCTAATCTTTCATCAATTATTGATCTTTTAGCATATAATACTTACATTACTTCTTATAATGCAAATATGGTTGCTAATGAAGTATTCATTGATAGTGCTACCTTAAGAGAGAATGTAGTTTCATTAGCAAGAAATATTGGATATGTTCCCCGCTCACGTAAAGCAGCAAGGGCAACAGTTAGCTTTTATGTAGATACTACTAATATTGCTCCTGCACCCGCTTCATTAACGCTTAAAGCGGGTCCTATAGCCGGTACAAGTGGAACCTTTGGCAATAATTCTTATCTTTTCTCTATATTAGAAGATATTACTGTTCCTGTTATTAATGGAACTGCAACATTTAATGATATTAAAATATACCAAGGCACATTATTAACTTCTAACTATACATATAGTTCTCAAGATCCAAATCAAAAATTTATTCTACCTAATGCAGGTATTGATACTGAATTAATTTCAGTAACTGTTCGTCCAAGTGAAAATTCTACTATATCAACTAAATTTAGTCTTCAGGATAGTCTTTTTAACATTGATGCAACTTCTGCAGTTTATTATATTCAAGAAATTGAAGATGAAAGATATCAAATCTTTTTTGGAGATAATAATTTTGGAAAATCCCTTGAAGATGGTAATTTTATTGTAATAAACTATATTACTACTGCTGGAGATAGTGGAAATGGAGTAAGTTCGTTTACTTTTAATGGTAGGATTACATATACACGAAATGCAGTAGATTATACAGTTACTTCTGGTATTTCTTTGTTAACAACTGGTATAATCTCCTCTGGCGGAGAAGTGATTGAAGCTGTTGACTCTATTAAGAAGTATGCTCCTAGAATATACGCATCACAAAATAGGGCCCTTACTGCAAATGACTATGAAGCATTAATTCCATCTAGAATTTACCCAGACACTGAATCTATCTCCGTATTTGGTGGAGAAGATTTAATTCCTCCACAATATGGGAAGGTTTTTATTAGTATTAAACCCAAATCAGGTGATTTTTTACCTAATTTGACGAAAGAAGACATTAAGATGAGATTGAAGAAATATGCTGTTGCAGGAATTGTGCCAGAAATCCTTGATTTGAAATATCTCTTTATTGAAGTTGATTCAAAAGTATATTATAACACCAATCAAGCTCCAAGTGCTGCACAAGTTTCATCAGTTGTTCAAAGTAATGCTAATAAGTATGCAGAATCAATTGAGATGAATAAATATGGAGCAAAATTCAAATATAGTAAATTCTTGAAAGTTATTGATGATAGTAGTCCCGCTGTAACTTCTAATATCACAATAGTAAGAATGAGACGTGATTTAAGAGTTGCGTTAAATAGTTGGGCAGAGTATTCTATTGGATTTGGTAATGAATTCTTTATTCGTTCAATGAATGGTTATAATATTAAAACTTCTGCTTTTAAAATAAGTGGAATTTCTCAAGACGTTTATATGTCTGATATTCCCAATACAAATAGAATAAATGGTTCTCTTTTCCTATTTACTATTCCATCTGTTAATTCACAAACACCTACCATCGTTAAACGAAATATAGGAACGATAAATTATGCTTCTGGTGTTATAACTATGAGTCCTATTAATATACAATCTGCAATGTTAAAGAAAGGTCAACAAACTATTGAAATTGGAGTTTCTCCTGCTTCAAATGATGTAATTGGATTACAGGATTTGTATTTGCAGCTAGATATTAATAACAGTACTTTTGATACAGTTGTTGATGAGATTGCTTCTGGACTAGATCCATCAGCATCTAATTATATCGTATCTCAAAGTTATCCAAATGGTAATTTAGTCCGTCCTGGTGGAAGAACGGATACAACAGGTACTACACCTACTATCGCTTCAGTTCCTACTACAACATCCTACTAAGAAAGTAAAATAATAACATGGCCGAAAAAAGAGTTCAGTTTAGTAACATTGTTCAAAATCAGCTGCCTGCTTATGTGCAGACTGATTTTCCTTTAGTATCTGAATTTTTAAAACAATATTATATTGCTCAAGAATTTCAAGGAGCACCCACTGATTTAATTCAAAATATTGATCAATATACTAAAATTGATGAACTTACTGATTTAAATGAATCTGTAGAGTTATCTACCGATATTGGTACTTATGATGATGTAATTCCTGTTGATATGATACAGAATCCTCAAGGAACTAGAGGATTTCCTTCATCTTATGGATTAATTAAAATTAATGATGAAATAATCACTTATACAGGAATAGCTAATACTGCTTTTACTGGATGTATTAGAGGATTTGCGGGAATTTCCTCATATAGGGATGAATCATCTCCTGATGAAGTAGTTTTTGAATCGACAAAAGCATCTACGCATTCTACAGGTTCTACTGTAACTAATTTAAGTTGTCTTTTTCTTAAAGAGTTTTTATTAAAGACAAAATATCAAATTTTACCGGGATTTGAAGATAGAGCATTATCAACAACATTAAATGAGAAGGTTTTTCTAAAACAAGCAAAGGATTTTTATTCAAGTAAAGGAACTGATCAATCTTTTGAAATTTTATTTAAAGGATTGTATGGTGAAGATGTAAAGATCATAAGGCCAAGAGATTTTTTAATTACTCCTTCAAATGCTAATTATATTATTGGAAATGCTCTTGTAGTAGAGTCTATTGATGGTAATCCAGAAGATCTCCAAAATACAACATTATATCAAGATGAATATAAGTTAGATACTAATATTGGAAAAGCATATGCACCCATTACGGATATAGAAAAAATTATTTCTGTTGGTGCAGCACATACTTTTTATAAGTTAAAATTTGATGGAGGATATAATAAAGATGTTAGAGTAAAAGGTGCATTATATGGTGATTTTTCTGTTCATCCCAAAACTAGACTGATTGGTAATATTGGTATTGGAGCCACTACACTGGATGTGGATTCTACAGTTGGTTTTAAGGATACTGGAGAGTTAAGTGTAACTTTTGATAATGCAACAGTTGGTGTTGTCTCTTATACATCTAAATCTTTGACTCAATTTTATGGATGTTCTGATATAAATGAAACAATTTCCGATAAATCAAGTATTGGAATTAATACTTATGCATATGGACGTTCTTTTACTGATGAGAATCAAATTATTAAGGTTAGAATTAATTCAGTATTGCAAGATGTTAAATATGGCGATAATACATCATATTATGGACTAAATGATATTGCTCAACTCAAGACTTTAGGAATTTCTGATAGTTCTTTTAAATTTAAAAATTGGTTTTATAATATTTCCCCCATTTACAAAATTAAAAGTATTGAATTGATTGATTCTTTAGATTTTACTTATAAAATTACTTTAGATGTAGATCATATTCTTAATACTGGTGATTCTGCAACAATCGTAAGTTCTGATCTGATTGAAAAAGATACTAAAATTATTAATATTCTTGCAGCAAAATCATTCGTTATTAGGGGTCAAGGACAGCTTTCCGATGTATTGTCTTATACTATTCAAAGAAATATTTTAAAAGCACAATCTACTTATTTTCCTGCTGTTACAAAATATCAGACAAACATTCAAAATGTATATAAAGAAAAATATAAAGATAATCTTTTAGTCGCATCTTCTTCATTACCTTCATATGATTCACAACCTCTTAATGTTTCAGATAGAAGTGTTACATTTTCGGGAACATTTAATGGTGAGGAATTGAATATTGGGAATCATACGTTCTATACTGGAGATATTGTATATTATATTCCTCAAATTGTAGATACTAGTAAAGTAAGCTATGGAGTAGTTGAAACTATAAGAACGGTCAATTCTTCTTTGTTTGGATCGGATATTGGCAATTTAACAGAAGGTGAGATTCCCCCTAATGAAGGTATTTACTTTATTAAGCGTATAAGTTCAACTACAATAAAACTAGCGAAAAGTAAGCCTAATATTTACAGTTCTGAATTTATTTCTATTAATAATGCAACTGTTACTAACTGTATAATAGAATTATATGATTTTAGAAATAAAACTTTAAATTCACAAAAACTCTTAAGAGAAATTGCTCCTCCAACAAATAATGGAGTTTTGGAAGATACAAAACCTGGTTTTACAGGAATTTTGGTGAATGGTGTAGAGGTTTTAAATTATAAGTCAACAGAAGTTATTCGTTATGGTAAAATTAATAATATTGACATTCTTTCTTCTGGAGATGGATTTGATGTTATAAATCCACCACCTTTATTAATTAAAGATTCTGTAGGAACAGGTGCTACTGGATATATTGCTCTATCCGGATCTTTACAGGAAGTTAGAATTATAGATCCAGGATTTGATTATGAAGAAACTCCTGTCGTGTCTATTACGGGTGGAAATGGGACAGGTGCAACAGCTGAAGTAAATATGACCTTAATTGATCATCAGGTTGCATTTAATGCTCAGGAGGAAGCTCTTGAAGTTGGATTAGGTACTACTGTATCAACTATTGGGTTTAGCACTTTCCATAAATTTAGAAATGCGGAAAAAGTAAATTATATTACGGAGAGTCAAAAGGCAATTAGTGGGTTAACTACGGATGCATCTTATTTTGTATCCACTGTAAACAATACTACAGTAAAACTTCATCCTACACAAGGAGATGCTATTGCGGGTATTAATACTGTTGTATTGCTTGCAGGAGGGATTGGAAGGCAATATTTAGAGTCTTATGATAAAAAGTCCGTAGTAGATGGAATTAATGTAGTTACTCCGGGAAGTGGATACGAAAATAAGAAGAGAACATCTCAACCTATAGGTGTTAGCACTGCTTTAAATGAAATTACAATTGACAATCATGGATATGATAAAGGAGAAATTGTAAAATATACTGCAGAAGGAACTGTTATTGGTGGATTAAGTGATGGATCGGAATATTATGTAACGAAAATAAATGATGATAAGTTTAAATTATCCACTAGTAAATCTTTATGTGCTACTGAACAATATATTGATTTTACCTCAGTAGGTTCAGGAACTCATCTTTTTAATTATCCCAATATTTCCTTTAATTTGATTGGAAAGATAGGAATATCTTCAATAGGAGATGAAACTTTTGAAGCTCAACTACAACCTATTTTTAGGGGTGAAATAACATCTATACATTTATCTAATAATGGGGTTGGTTATGGATCATCAGAAATTATTAATTATGAAAGATTGCCTGAAGTTTCAGTATTATCTGGATCGGATGCACAATTACAAGCTGTTATAAATGATGGGAAACTTGCAGAAGTAATAGTTTTAAATCAAGGAAAAAATTATAATTCTATTCCTAATCTGCTTTTAAGTGGAAGCGGATCTGGTGCATCAATTGCTCCTGTCATAACAGATGGAAAATTAACTTCTGTTAAAGTTGTTACGCAAGGTAGTGGATATAGCACTACTGATACTACTATTGAAGTTTTATCTGCTGGTAGTGAATCATCTGTAAGGTTTTATCCCAATATTCAAACTTGGAGAATAAATTTATTTAAAAAGTATTTTAATAGCTTTACTATTGATGATGGATTCATTGCTAAGGGGACGAATCTTGATTATGGACTTCAATATTCTTATCTTTATCCTCCGAGAAAATTAAGAGAGATAATGTTTGCTGTGGATCAATCTGGCACAGTATTATATGGAGATAGGGATTTAAAGAAATCTAATGATCTTGAAATAGATTCAACGGATCATTCTCCTATTATTGGTTGGGCATATGATGGAAATCCCATTTATGGACCATATGGATATTCTACTAATGATGGAGGAGTAGTTACTCAGATGAAATCTGGGTATAAAGAAGAAGCAAGTAAGAAAGAAAGTAGGCCACCTTTAGGGGAATATCCTGCAGGATTCTTTATTGAAGATTTTACTTATTATGATGTAAAAGATCAATCAGTACTTGATGAAAATAATGGAAGATTTGGAGTTACTCCCGAATTTCCTAATGGAGCTTATGCATATTTTTCTACCATTGATTCTGGAGTAATTCAAGACGGTCCTTTTGACAAATATAAAATTCCAGTATTTCCTTATTTTATTGGGGATAAGTATTATTCATCTTCCAATGATTATAATTTTAAATCAACTTCTAATCAAGATGAAGTAAAGTTAAGTGGATCTAATTGGTGTAGAAATACTCAACCTTATAATTTGATTGAAGGTAATTTAAGATATCTATATGCTCCTATTCCTAATGATTTAACCCAAACTATAGAAGTTAATGGAGTAATTCCTGGTAGTCTTAATAGTATTGGTATTGTGACAGGAGGTAATTCTTATCGTATTGGTGATTCTGTAGTTTTTGATAATACAAATACTAAGGGATATGGTGCGAATGCTACAGTTTCAAGAGTTTTGGGACCATCCGTAAGTAATGTAAGTGTTGCATCTAGTACACTAAGTGTGGGGATTTATCCTTCAAGTAAGAAAGGAAATTATATTCTTTTTGCAGAAAATCCTCATAATTTTAAAAATTCAGATCTAATTACTATTTCGGGATTGTCCACTACTTCATCAAAAATTGGAGGATCCTATAATGCAGGAATTTCTAGTAATCGACTTAATGTAGTTGGTGTGGGTACAACTTCTTCAGGAATTGGATCGGCTGTTGCAACTGGATTAGTTACTTATTTCAACGTGGGTGGAACTCTTACTTATCCATCTATTAGAGAAAACGATATATTAGGAATTGGAACTGAAAGGGTAAAAGTTTTAAATATAGATCCAAAATTATCTAGAATTAGAGTTATTAGAGAATTTGATGGGACTGTAGGCAATGCTCATACGGTAACAACTAAAATTTATGACGATCCTAGAAGATTAACTATAAATGCTGGTTTTAAATCTGATTTTAATTATAAGTTAAACAGACAAATTTATTTTAATCCATCCGAAGCAGTAGGATTAGGAACAACTGCAGCTGTGGGTATTGGTTCTACTCTTTATTTCTCTAATCCTGGTGCTGGAATAAGTGAAATCTTTATTCCTACTAAAACAGTTTATATTCCCCATCATAATTTGGCAACAGGAGATAAATTAACATATTCTCCTGGTAATGGAACAGGTATTGCAGTTGTTAGATTGGGAGATGATCCGGCAACAGGAGTATCTACTTTCACCGACGGAGATACTCTTTATGTTGCAAAAATAAGTGATTCTTTAATTGGATTATCTACTGTTACAGTTGGATTAGGTACAACGGGTACTTGGGTTGGTATAGCAACAACAGCTAACTCTACTTTATATTTTAGTGGAGTAGGAACTGGAGTTTATCATAGTCTTAAAACAAATTATGATCAAATAACTGGAGAAGCTAATAGGCAATTAGTAACAGTAGCAACTGGTCAGACTCATGGGTTAGTGAATAATAATAATGTTTATATTGATATAAGTCCTTCTATTGCTTCTACATTTGTAGTCAAATATAATGATTATAATAGAAGAGTTCTGGTAGGAATAAAAACCTTTACTTCTTCAGGTGTTAATACAGAAACAAATACAATTAGTTTAACAGATCATGGATTTGTAACAGGAGAAAAGATTGTTCATACTGCCACTACTCCTGTTGAAGGTCTTTCTAATGAAGGAATGTATTACATAGTTAAAATTGATAATAATAACTTTAAGTTATCTGATACTTATTATGAATCTATACAACCCAAACCATCTATTGTTGGACTTGGAAGTACTTCAAGTGGAAATATTGGACCTATTAATCCTGCTTTAAAAGTATATAAGAATTCTACAGCTATATTTGATCTTAGTGATTCTTCTTTAGGATATACTAATCAAGGAACTTCATATTCGGCATTTGAACTTAACTTCTATAGTGATAATACATATACGCAATTGTGGGAGAAAAATGTTAACATTAAAGAGTTTAATGTTAAGAGATCTGGTAGGGTTGGTATAGATGCTGATGCTAAAGTAACTTTAATTGTTAATGAGAATATCCCTGATATCTTATATTATAGGTTCGATCCTCTTTATGAAAGTAATTTGCCTTCAATTAAAGAAGAAATTATTATAGACACTACTGTGAAGTCTTATAATCAAATTCAGTCTAAGAAGAGTGTATATAATGGAAGACAGGGAATTACTGTAGATTCTAATACTTCATTTACATATACTTTGCCAGAGCCTCCTGAAAAGACTTCTTATGCATCTTCAATAACTGGTGGGCCACGCTTATCCTATGAAACTGATTCTTCTTCTACTTTAGGACCTATTACTAAATTTCAAATAAAGAATGTTGGTAGTAATTATTATGAAGTTCCTGGTATTACAACTATTACAACTTCATCTGGTAAAGGTGCTGAAATTGATTTGGATAGTAAATCTATCGGTAAAATTACAAAAACAAAGATTAATAATATAGGATTTGATTTTGCATCTGACACTACTTTAGCACCTAGTGTGGGATTACCACAAATCATAACTATAAGTCCCTTTACATCTTTAAAGTCGGTTGGTGTAACTTCGGTAGGTAGAGGATATACTACTTCTCCAAATTTAGTTGTTCTAGATGGTAAGACTGGAGATCTAGTTGATGATATACATTTGAAATATACTTTAGGACAATATAAAGTAGATATTTTAAAGAATACTTATATTCTTTATGATGTACCTCCTACAGTTATTCCCGTAAACAATACTAATGGTGTAGGAATTTCTACTGTTGGATTTAATACTATTACAAAGGATGTAACAGTTACAATGGCAGTTGGGTTTAGCACTGCAAATAGTTTCCCCTTTGCTGTAAATGATAAAGTATTAATTGAAGGAGTAAGTGTAGGTGTAGGATCTACTGGAATTGGATATGATTCTAAAAAGTATGATTATAATCTTTTCACATTAACAGAGGTTGATGAGAATATAGGTGGAATTGGAAGTGTTACTTATTCTTTGGATAATTATCTTGATGATGGTGAAATTCCTGGACTTTTTGATACTATTAATTCTAGTGCAAGGATTATTCCCGAAAAGCATTTTCCTCTATTTAAAGTTGATTTAAAACCAAATGATTATGTTATAGGTGAAACTGTTGAATCTAATTCTTCTAAAGGAACTGTTGAATATTGGAATGGTAAAACAGGTATATTAAGAATATCAACTAACCCATTAGATAATTTTATAGTTAATGAGAGAATTGAAGGATTAACTTCAAAATCTCAAGGAATTGCTTCTTCTATTAGGGAATATGATGCATATGCAAATGTGGGTCCATTTTCTGAAGTTATAGATGGATGGAGAACTGATTCTGGAGTTCTGAATTACAATATGCAGAGATTGCAAGATAGTGATTATTATCAGAATTTCTCTTATTCATTAAGTTCTACTGTAACTTATGATACTTGGTATGATGTTGTTTCTGCTTTAAATCATACATTAGGATTTAAAAAATTTGGTGATCACCAAATTTTATCCCCAATTCCTAACTCTGATAATAATGAAATGGATGCAATTGTTGGATTAACAACCAATTTAACATCTGTTGAAGTTGTTAATGACTTGTATGGATCAGCTAGTTTAAATTGTGTATATGGATTTGATTTAGTTAAAGAAAATGCATTAAATCTAAATGGTAAGATAGTTTCAACAGAAATTATATTTGCCAATAGAGTCCTTCAAGATTATATGGAATCTAGGGGAAATAGGGTTCTGTCAGTTGATGATTTTAGTTCTCAATTTAATAGCCATCCCAGAGCAACTGCATTTAGTATAGTTGATAGGTTCCTATTATCGGAAATGAGAGCGAGGAAATTTATTACTTATGTTCAAGATCAAAGATATACTGCTCAACGGCAATTAATGATTGTTGATTTAATTCATGATGGTGCTAATGGATATATTAACCAGTATGGACGAGTAGAAAGTGTATATGATCAAGGATCTTTTGATTTTAAAATTGTAGGTTCAGAAGGTGAAGTATTATTCTATCCTACAAAATCTTCAGTAAATGATTATTGGATTACAGCTCTTTCTTATAATCTTGATGATAATATATTAGGAGTTGGAACAACTAGTATTGGAGGAATTTCTCTTGTTGAAACCCATAGTACTAATGTTTCTACTGGTACTACAACTACTATTGTGAGTATTGCAAGTACTTATAGTTCGGCAAAGATTTTAGTTGAAATAACACCAGATGTGGGTGGAGATGGATTCACTATTAATTCAAATGAATTTGAATTTACTGAGCTTAATATTGTTCATAATGGAACAGATGTTGCTATTACAGAATATGGACAGTTGATGACTAGTTTGGGTGGATATTCATCAGCGGGATATGGAACTTATTTACCTTATCTGGATGGTTCTTCATTAAAAGTTGATTTCATTCCAAACGCTGGTATAGGTATAACTGCTGCTGTTAACACAATTACAGTTGGGTTGGCAAATTCAACCTATACTGGTATTGGAACGGTTCAGATGAAGCATGCTAGATTAGAATCTGTCACTACAACTATTGCTTCTTCAGGATCTCCAACAGAAAATGTAATCTGTGAATATGAAGATGCTTATGATGCTGGTTATTTTCTAGTTCAAGTTTGTGATAAAACTAATAACGAATATCAGTTATCTGAAGTTGCTGTTGTTGATAATTATGTTGCTGGAAGTGGGGATACTTTTGATGTTGAATGGGCAAATATAGAGACTGCTGCTGGATTGGGTACAATTGGTTCTAGATTAAATGGATCAGCTGTTGAACTTGTATTTACTCCACTACCCAGCATTGATATTGAAGTAAATGTCTTCATGAATGCCTTAAGAATTCAAGATGATACTCAAGATGAGATTTCTTTCAATAATGGATCTATAAGATCTGGATTTGGAGAGTATGAAGGAACAGAGAGAGATATTAAGAGAGCATTTGGTTTAACACATAAAAATTATGGTATTTTTGAAAGATATTTCTTAGGGGATGATTCTACTATTGTAAGTGTTAGTGATGATACTATTAAGATACCAAATCATTTTTATGTAACAGGAGAAAGAATTAATTATACTCATGTTGGAACTGCTACTTCTGCAATTGGAATTGCGGCAACTAGCTTCTCTGGTGTTGGTGTTACCGAATATTTGCCAGAAGAATTATTTGTTGTCAAAATTAGTGATGATGCAATTAAGATTGCTAGAAATGCAGAAGATGCATTGAACGTTGTTCCAACAACAGTAGATATTACAAGTGTTGGTATTGGAACTTCACATAGGTTTGTTGCAACAAATCAAAATACAAAAATAATTAATGCCCTTGATAATATTATTCAATCTCCTGTAGTATCTACTGCTGTTACGACTACACTTGCAGACCAAATATTTACTACTGATAATATAATTGAGTTCTCAGGAATTACTTCATTCTATGGTGGAGATCTGATTAAGATTGGTACTGAAATAATGAAGATTGAAGGGGTGGGTATTGGAAGTACCAATATGATGAGAGTTCGTAGACCATGGTTGGGAACGGTTTTAGCTGGATATGGAACTGGTGACTTAATTACTAAGATTGACGGAAATTATAATATTGTAGATAATGTTTTAAATTATGTGGAAGCTCCACATGGTAATATTCCTATTGGAAGTGTGACAAATCCCCCGGATGATAGGGATTGGACTGGGATATCTACATCATCCACCTTCCAAGGAAGGGTCTTTATGAAATCAGGTATTACCGGATCTTCTACTGATGCATACTTTAATAATTACGTTTTTGATGATATTTCTCAAAATTTTGATGGTATCAATAATGAATTTACTTTAAAAGCGAATGGATCGGATATTACGGGCATAACTTCGGATGGAGTAGTTTTAATTAACAGTATATGGCAAGGAAGAGGAGCTTTAAGTAATTATATTCTAGAAGAATCTTCGGGTATTACATCTATTACTTTTACAGGAGATTATCCTACCATAAATGATGACATTAATATATCTCCATATCCAATTGGTGGAGTAATTGTTTCAGTTGGTTCTACTGAAGGGTTGGGGTATCAACCACTAGTAGCTGCTGGGGGGACAGCAAAAGTTTCAACAGCAGGAACTGTATCTCTCATTTCTATTGGTTATAGTGGATCTGGATATAGAAGTGGAATTGGTCAAACGGTTAACGTTTCCATTCAACAGGAAGATCTTACTGCTACTAATATAGTTTCTATCGGTACTGCTACTATTGGATCTACTGGATCTCTAACTGGTGTTGCAATAACAAATCCACATATATTCTACAAACCCAAAACTATAATGAATGTTGGATATAATTCAATAACAGGTATGAGTACAGTTACTACTTTACTTCCTCATGAATTAGCAGTTGGTAATGAAGTTGTATTATCGGGAATTGCCTTTACATGTTTATATTCCGGACCTAAAAATATTTCAGCATTTGATTATCATGCATCAAGTGGTATTGTAACTGTTACTACTTCCGGAGTTCATGGATATAGTGTTGATCAAGATGTAATATTTACTGGTATTGCAATGACATGTGGATTGGATGCTGGTGCTTCCACTCATTATTATCCTAGAGGTGAAGATCCTGCTTACGATACGGCTATTTCTATTGCATCCACAACTGCTACAACTATTACAGTTAAGGTTGGATATGGTGCTCCTATTGATCAATTTGCTCATACCTTTGTAAGTGCAACGAGTGGAGCAGTAATTAGTGGTGGTGATTATGCACATCAATATGTAAGTGCTGCAAGTAGTGCAGTGATCACTGGAGGCGATTATGAGCACACCTTTGTCAGCGTAGGTGTTGGCACCATCACTGTAACTGGAATAGGGTCTACGACGCCTACAGACGCCACCTATACCGCTTCTACGGGTGATTTGGTATTGACTGTTGGATCGGGTCACACATACACTACAAGCGATACTGTAGGCATTGGAACGAGTGCATTGATCTTTAGTTGTTCAATGGATAATAATGCTACTGACCATACTTATCCTCGTTCTACTGATCCTATTATTGGTGTAAACACTTCTATTACAGCAGTTACTGCTAGCACCATTACAGTTAATGTTGGTGCATCTCCTTTGGTATATTATCAAGTCTCAGATGCAACATATCATCCTTCTTCAGGACTATCTACAATTACTATTGGTTCTCATTCATTAACAACTTCAACTAGTATTAGATTAGCTAATGATGCTTTAACCTTTAGATGTGCCATGGATAATTATGCTTCTTTGCATACTTATCCAAGATCTACTGATCCAGGATTTAGCACTGCTTTAGGTATTACTACAACGACTTCTAATACAATTACAGTTAATGTAGGTGCATCACCTATTGTAAATTATAATGTAACTGGAGCAGATTATAGTGCTAATGTGGGTGTGATGACCATGACTATTGGTGCTCATACTCTGCAGACTGGTGAGAGTATTAAGTTAGCTACTGAATCTCTATCATTTACTTGTGATAAGGATAGTGGAGTTACTACACATAGGTATCCTAGAAAACCAGATCCTTTCTATACTGGATCTAAAATTACTAGTCTTCCTAGTACTACTCAGTTTGTTACATATGTTGGTATTTCTACTGTTGATACTTATTATAAGTCTGGTGGAACAGTTCAAGGTGTTATTATAGCTCCTAGAGCAGTTAATAATTCATCAAGTAAAACTGATCCTGCATATGGCCAAGTAACAGTTAATAATGTTCTTGATGATTATAGTTTCCAAGTTCCAACTGGTATTTCTACACGTTCCCATTTCTATGCTAGAGGTGGAAAAATTGAAAAATCGATGAAGGTATTATTTGATTATCCTCTTTCATATACCAATCTTCCTTTACAATATAGTTCTTCTAGTGCAGTTGGAATTGGATCTTCTGCAACTATTGATATTCAAGTTGGTCAAGGATCTAGTATAATTGATTTTGAAATTAAAAATACCGGATATGGATATGGTAATGGGCAAATTTTAACTATTCCTGTAGGAGGATCTACTGGAATTCCAACTACTTCTGGATTTAAAGAATTTAATGTAACAATTGATAGAATAGTTTCCGATCAATTTACTGGATGGTCTCTTGGAGAGCTAGAAACTTTAGATAATGTAAGTAACTACATTGATGGAACAAGAGTTGATTTCCCATTATCACTAGCAGGAGATACAGTTTCTATTTTGGCAGCTAGAGGATCAAAAATTGTTCTTCAAGATGTTTTAATTGTAACTGTTAATGATATACTTCAAATTCCAGGTGATGGGTATGAGTTTGATGGTGGAAGTATTATTACATTTACCGAAGCCCCTAAACTTGAGGATACTATTAAGATTGCATTTTATAAAGGAAGTGGATTTGATGTTATTGAAAAAGAAGTTATTGAGACTGTTAAAGTAGGTGATAATTTAACTATTGGATATGATTCTTCAAAAGGGCAAGCATCTTATTTACAGCAAGATCCTAGGACTGTTACACAGATTAATTCTACTGATCTAGTAGAAACAAGTGCATATTCGGGTCCAGGTAATACTCAAGATACAACCTTATTAAGACCTGTTGTATTGTGTAGGCAAACTGCAGATAAGATTATTAATGAGAAGATCGTTGGTAAAGATAGAGAATTATATGAAGCAAACATTAATCCTGTTGCTTATATTATCAAATCTGTTGGAATTGGGTCAACAGCAATTTATGTGGATAATATTCGACCATTCTTTGATGCTGAAAATGAAAATTATGTCAATACAGATTTCCAGAATAAAGTTAGTTTTATAAGACAAGAAACTAAAACAGGAGCTGCTGCCACTGCGGTTGTTTCTGGATTGGGTTCTATTTCTTCTGTTGTTATTTCGGACGGTGGAGTTGGATATACTACCGCATTTGTTAGTATTGCTTCTACAGTGGGTGTAGGCACCACTACAAGGGCATTTGGGTCAGTTACAATTGGAACTAGTGGAACTATTACTGGAGTGGCAGTTACAAGTCCTGGAGTGGGATATACATACACTAATCCTCCTTTGGTTCTTATTTCTCCTCCAGTATCTACCACAGAAACAAATTCAGTATCTTCTTATTCTGGTGATTCTGGAGTTATTGTAGGAGTTGGTACTACTACTAATGGAGCGCAACCTCAACTTATATTTGATCTCTTTATTCCATATGATTCTGAGCTAAGAAATGCTACTCTTACAGGCACTCCTGTAACTCTTAGTGGAATTTCTACAAATGATTACTTTATGGTATATGAATCTAATACAGGAGCTGGATCTACGTCTATAACTTCTTTAGATTCTGCGGGATCTACTACTGTGGGAATAGGAACTTCATTTGTAGATAATATCTATTCTGTTCAAAGTTTTGAAAATCATTCAACAAGTATATCTGGTATTACTACATATGTTAGAAGAGTATATGTAAATACTCAGAACTTGGTTACTTATGGATCTGGAATATCAACTTCAGATTATTTTGGTGATTTTAGTTGGGGTAGAATTATGCTAACATCTAGAGTTGGGATAAATTCTTATAGTGCATATACTTTAAATGGAATTGGAACCGTAGATTCTGGTATTTCAACATCTATGATTGTTGAGAGATCCGTTTCTTTAAAATCCAAAAACTATAGTGTTTGATTAATAGTTAAATAAATAAATAAAAAGTTCCAAAAAATGGCTGCCATTATAACTGATCAAATTAGGATACTAAACGCAAAGAATTTTGTTGCAGGAATACAATCTGCTAGTAGTTCCTATTATTCTTTTGTTGGGTTAACTAATCCCACAGATTATCAGTCTGATTGGGATAGTAGTCCACCTTCCCCCAAAGATTCTTTTAATGATGAAAATGAATATTGGGATACAATGATTGCATTGAAGAAAATTAATTCTTCAGATGTAAGACAAGTTATCAACAAGAGATCATGGGCGTCTGGAACTACCTACGATTATTATCGTAGTGATTATACGGTTTCTAATGCTGCTAAAATTTCTGGAGCAACTAATTTATATAATGCTTCATATTATGTTCTTAACAGTGACTATAGAGTTTATGAATGTTTGCAAAATGGAACTGATCCCGATAATCCGAATGGGAGACCTTCTTTAGATGAACCTACGTTTACTGATTTAGAACCAAGATCTGCAGGTAGTAGTGGGGATGGTTATATTTGGAAATATCTCTATACTATTAAGCCAAGTGATATTACTAAGTTTGAATCTACTGATTTTATACCAGTTCCTCAAGATTGGGCAACAAATACTGATAATGCTGCAGTAAGAGGTAATGCAATAGACGGATCTATTAAAATTGCAACCATTACTAATCGTGGTGTTGGCCTTGGTACTGCTAATAGAAGTTATGCTGCAGTTCCTATTCAAGGAGATGGAAGTGGAGCAACAGCAACTATTATTATTAATAATGATTCACAAGTCGGATCTATAACAATTTCTAATGAAGGATCTGGATATACTTATGCCAGTGTTGATTTAGCTGCTGGTGGAGTTCCAACAGGAACTACAAGACCTGTTTTTAATGTTATTATTTCTCCTGAAGGAGGGCATGGATCCGATATTTATAGAGAACTTGGTGCATATAATGTTCTTTTATATTCAAGAATTGAAAATGATAATGAAAATCCAGATTTTATAACCGGAAATAAAATTGCAAGAGTGGGAATTGTACAAAGTCCACAACAATATAATTCTACGGCAATTTTAAATGCAGATAAAGCAAGTGCTGTTGGAGCACTTAGATTGGCTGGTACGGGTTATAGTACAGCCACATTTACCTCTAATGCTTATTTTACGCAAACTGTTGCTACGGGATCAACTGCTGTAGGTAGAGTTGTTAATTATGATCAAAATACTGGAGTATTAAAGTATTGGCAAGATAGGTCAATGGCGGGTTTCAATACGGTTGGAACTGCTGTAACAGATCCAACTTATGGATTTGAATTGAAAGAGTTTACTTCTTTTCCAACTGGAGATGGAAGTGTAACAATTGTTCCTTCATCGGGTTCAAATTTAGAAATTGATACATCATTTACAGGTCTCTCTACAGTAATAAATAATAGGACATATTATCTTGGTCAATCTTTTACTAGTGGAATTGCTAATCCAGAAGTTAAAAAACACTCTGGAAATATAATTTATGTTGATAATAGACCATCTATTACGCGATCCTCTAATCAAAAAGAAGATATCAAAGTTATTTTGCAGTTCTAAAAAATCATGCCGCAACAAACCAATCTCAATGTATCGCCATATTTTGACGACTTTGATCCAGCTAATGACTATCATAAAGTATTATTCAAACCTTCCTATCCTATACAGGCTAGAGAGTTAAATAATCTTCAGTCAATACTGCAAAATCAAATTGAAAGATTTGGGCAGCATTTTTTCAAAGAAGGTGCAAAGGTAATTCCTGGAAATACTTCATATAATAAGAGGTATACGGGGATACAATTAAACAATAGTTATAAAGGAGTACCTGTATCTGCTTATATAGAGCAATTAGTAGGATTAAAAATTACTGGACAAAATTCTGGTGTAACAGCAGTTGTTGATAAGGTATTGTTACCAGAAGAATCAGAAAGAGATACTCTTACTTTATATGTAAATTATATACAATCCAGTACTGTAAATAATTCCACCCAAACATTTTCCGATGCTGAGCCATTGACATGTGCTGAGGATATTGTTTCTGGATTATTGAGTAATTCTGTTATTACTGCGGGAGCTCCTTTTGCTATTACAGTTGCTAATGCTGCTGCTGTTACAGGGTCTTCTTATCATATTGGTGAAGGTGTATATTTTATGCGCGGCAATTTTGTTAATGTAGATGAAGAAACATTGATTCTCGATCAATATACCAATATTCCTACTTATAGAGTCGGATTATATGTAGAAGAGGAAATTGTTACTCCAGCTCAAGATGAAGCATTAAATGATAACTCTCAGGGATATAATAATTATGCTGCATCAGGTGCCGATAGATTAAGACTTACTACACATTTATATAAAAAAGAAATAACTGATTTAGATGATAATACTTTTGTTGAAATAGTATCGGTAATTGATGGTGTTTTAAAAAAACCAGTTTCTACAGTTTATGGAGGAGGTGGATCTTTTAGTTATGATATAACAGATACTCTTGCAAGAAGAACTTTTGATGAAAGTGGTAATTATCAAGTAAAACCTTTTAATATTTCTTTTTTAAATTCATTAAATGATAATGTAGGAAATAGGGGGATTTGGCAGGTTGGTCAATTTACATCTGGAGGAGCTTCGCCGTCTAATAATTTGGGTGTATATAGAATTTCACCAGGAAAAGCTTATGTAAAGGGATATGAAGTTGAAACTACCGATACATATTTTTTAGATGTAAACAAACCTAGAACAACAAAACTTTTAGAAGATCAATCAATAATATACAATACAGGACCTACTGTAAAATTAAATAGTATCTATAGATCACCTACCATAGGAATTGGTAATACTTATTATGTAAGTTTAAGAAACCAAAGAGTGGGTGTTGCTGATACATATTCTGGATCAGATGGGGCTCAGGATGGTAAAGAAATTGGTGTTGCTCGTATCTATGATTATAGATTAGAGTCTGGATCATATGATACTACTAATGGAAATAGAAATGAGTGGGATATGTCATTATATGATATACAAACTTATTCTACTCTTACATTAAATCAAGCTGATACTCTTACAATACCATGTTTTATTGAAGGTAATAATAGTGGTGCTACAGGTTTTTTACGTCATAGTGTTAATGCAGGAACAGCTGTAACTGTATATGATAAATCGGGTAGTTTTATTCCAGATGAACAACTTATTATTAATGGTATTGCCGGTGGAAGAATTGCTATAGCAGTTACAGATAACTCTATTTCAGATGTAAAATCTTTATATGCAACAAATGATGGTATTAGTGGAATTAATACTTTCCATGCAAATGTAATTCAATCATCTAAATGGGAAGTTGGAATAGCATCTATTACGGTTCCTAGTGGGTCTCCCAGTATCAGTACAGTAAGAAGCACTGCTTTTTCTAATTGGGCACCGGGTGTTATAAAAGAAAATGATTTAATTCAATATACTGATACAACATTAGCATCTCCTGATCCTGTTATGGCTAGGGTTACTTATGTTGGAAATGGGACTGATATTCCATCTAGTCGTATAGAAGTTGTAGGAGTTGCTACTGTAACAGGAATTGTAGAGGGTGCTCTTCCTTCTGCTCAGTTACAAGTGACTGATTTGAAATTATTGACTACTGCTTTAGATAAGTCTACGGATAATACTTTATATACTGTACTTCCGAAGCCTAATGTATCAGATGTAGATTTTACTAGTGCATCTATTACCATTAGAAAGACTTTTAGTGTTGATATTACTGATAAACAAATAACTACTTCATCTAGACCTACAGCAGGAACTAATGAAACATTTTTACCATTCGATGTAGAAAGATATACTTTAATAAGATCAGATGGAAGTACAGAAGAATTAACATCAGATAAAGTAACTTTTAATTCTACTGCAACTGAATTCGGAGCAAGTAATCTTGGATCAGATGATACAGGAGCAACACTTGTTGCTACTTTGAAAAAAGTGAAGCCAACATCAAAGAAAAAGATAAAAAATAGGGTTAATTCATTAGTTGTTTCTAAATCTAGAGATTCAGCATCTGGTATTGGATCAACTACTCTTAATGATGGATTGGATTTTGGGGATGGTTATTATCCATATGGAACTAGAGTTCAAGATAAAACTTTATCATTGAATACTCCTGATATTATTACAATTCATGGAATTTATGAATCTTCTGATACTTCTGATCCATCTGCACCTAAAGCAACACTTTCATCTATTAATAGTTCTACTACTACAACTTCAGAGTTTATAATTGGAGAACTTTTAATAGGACAAACAAGTGGAGCAGTTGCTGCATGTGCAGAAAAAGTGAGTAGTGATCAAATTTCCTATGTTAAGAAAAATGAACTTTATTTTATAGAGGGAGAAACTGTAATCTCTCAAGAAACTGCTATATCAGCAGTTGTAAGTGCTTTAGATTCACCTAGTTTTGATATTAGTAGAAGTTATACTTTTAGTGTAGGTCAAAAAAATACATTTTATAATTATGGAACTTTGAAAAGAAAAGCGGATATTTCAGCACCTGATAAGAGAATAAAAGTTTATTTTGAAAGTGGTTATTATGAATCTACGGATGAAGGTGATCTTACTAGTGTAGATTCATATAATACATTTAATTATACTAACGAAATTCAAAGTATTGATGGACATAGAAATACGGATATTTTTGATATAAGACCAAGAGTTTCTGATTATACTGTAACTGAAAGTACAAGATCACCTTTAGAATTCTTTGGAAGATCATTTAATGGGTCAGGAAATTCAGCTGCTAATATTCTTGCATCTGATGAAAATATTATTAGTGATATATCATACTATCAAGGAAGAATTGATAGAATTTTTGTATCTAAAGATGGAAGATTCCAAGTAATTTATGGTACTCCCGCTGATAGCCCACAATTACCAAATCCTATTGATGATGCTATTGAGTTGGCTACAGTTACGCTTCCTCCATATGTTTATAATACTGAAAATGTAAATATTAGTTTTCTAGAGTATAAACGCTTTAGAATGGTGGATATTAAAAATCTTGAAAATAGAATTAAGAATTTAGAATTTTATACTGCTTTATCATTATTGGAAGTAGAAACTGCCAATATGTTTATTCCTGATGCTGATGGTTTAAATCGGTTTAAGTCTGGATTCTTTGTAGATAATTTTTCATCTTTTAGAACACAAGGAGGGAATTTTAAGAATTCTATTGATACCAAGAACCAAATATGTAGACCTTCTCATTATACTAATTCTGTTGATTTGATGTTAGGCCCTGTTGTAAATCAAACTCAAAATACGGATCTTGCTTTTAATCTAATTGAGGGGACAAATGTAAGAAGAAAAAATGATGTTATAACTTTAGATTATAGTGATACCATGTTCATAGAACAACCTTATGCTACTAGATCTGAAAGTGTAACTCCTTTCTTAATGAGTTTTTGGACTGGTACTCTTGAATTAACTCCAGCTTCAGATACTTGGGTTGATACTACTAGAATTGAAGATAGAATTATTCAAGTTGAAGGTGATTTTGAGAATGTGATGAATGAAGCAGTTCAAAATCAAAATGTAGATCCTCAAACTGGATTTGCTCCTACGGTTTGGAATGCTTGGGAAACGAATTGGGTGGGAACTACTGTTGTAAATACAACTCGTAATGTAGATAGATCATGGTCTACGGGGAACTGGAGAAGTGGTAGCACTTGGAGACAAACTTGGCAACAAGAACTAGAAGAAACTAGAAGAACTGGTTTTGATGTTAGAACAGGATCCCAGACTATAATTACTGAACAATGGGATAATACTTCTGTTGGTGATAGAGTTGTTAGTAGGGCTATTATTCCTTGGATGAGATCACGGAATATTGAATTTGTTGCTAAGGCAGTAAAGCCCACGACAAGAATGTATGCTTTCTTTGACGGGGAAGATATTACAAAATATTGTGTTCCTAAACTTCTTGAAATTAGTATGGTTAGTGGTACATTTCAGGTTGGAGAAACTGTAACAGGAGGAACTTCACCTACTGGTCTTGCTGATCCTCTTAATCCGGGTGTAGCAGCTGCTATAGAATTTAGAGTTGCTCAATCCAATCATAGAGAAGGAGCTTTTAACTCTCCAACAGCAACTTATCCTATAAACCCATATACAAATTCCATTCTTCCTTCTTCATATTCTTCCACTTCCAATATTTTGAATGTGGATACTTTCTCTCTTGCTTCTGAAGTACAAGGTGAATATAGTGGTTGGGTAAGTCCTGGGATGACTCTGTTGGGCGGATCAAGTGGCGCAGTTTGTACAATTAATAGTGTCAGGCTTGTTTCGGATATAACTGCAACAGTGATTGGATCCTATTTTAATCCTAATCCTAATATCCCCAACCATCCTAGATTTGAAACAGGAACTAAGAGTTTTGTTTTGATTAATGATGAAGATAATGATATTGATTCTGCAACAACAATGGCTGATGAAACCTTTACTTCTGCAGGAACTCTTGAAACGGTTCAAGAAAATATTGTTTCTGTTAGAAATGCAAGGGTAGAAACTAGAGTAACAGAAGAACAAACAGCAACTTTTGAGACTATTTCTACTCGTGTTACTGGTTCTGCTGCTATAACGGGGGCAATTCAAACTGGTAGTTGGCGGAGAAATGGAGATCCACTTGCACAATCATTTAGAGTTGAAGATCCTACAGGAATATTTGTAACAAAATGTGATATATTTTTCCGAACTGTAGATGATAATAATATTCCTGTTAAGTTTCAGTTGAGAACTATGAAAAATGGAACTCCAACTGAAAAGATCCTTCCATTTGCAGAAATTACATTATATCCTAATGATATTACAGTTTCGAGTGATGGATCGGTTGCTACTACGGTTGAGTTTGATGCTCCGGTATATTTGGAAGGTGACCAAACAGAATATGCTATGGTTTTAATATCAAATTCCACAGCATATAGTGTTTATATTTCAAGAGTGGGTGAGAACGATCTTCAAACTCAGACTTTTGTGCAGAATCAACCAGTTCTAGGTTCTTTATTCAAATCACAAAATGGTTCTACGTGGGATCCAAGTCAATGGGAAGATCTTAAATTTACTCTTTATAGAGCAGCATTTGAACTTTCTGGAGTTGTAGATTTTTATAATCCACAACTTACTAAAGGAAATAATCAAATTCCTGTTTTGATGCCAGATTCATTATCTTTAACTTCAAGAAGTATAAGAGTTGGACTTGGAACAACAGTTGCTGATTCTTATGAAATGGGAAATGTATTTTTCCAACAAGGAACTAATGCTACTGGTCATCTTGTAGGGGTAGCTGGAAGTGCAAGTGGTTCATTGACTGTTTCTAATCCTGGTATTGGATATACTCCTACCGATGGAGGACTTACATTTGCAGGGGTGAATTTAGTTACATTAACCGGTAATGGACGTGGAGCAACTGCAGAAGTTACAATTGCTAATGGAGTAGCGGCCGCTGCAACAATTACTGGAAATGGGGGATATGGTTATCAAGTTGGTGATGTTCTTGGTATTACTACTATTGGAATTGCTAGTTTGGGAAGAAATTCTAAATTTACTATTGCTGGAATTGGTATAACTAATGAACTTATTTTTGAAAATGTTCAAGGTAATTTTATTGTTGGATCTGCTAATACAGTAATGTTTATTAACAGTTCTGGTATTACTACAGAACTTAATTCTTCTGGAGCAACTGGATTGGGAACTGGGGGAGATGTTCAAATTTCTACTATTAATGTTGATTCTGATGGTACTCATATTAAAGTGAACCATAGGAATCATGGAATGTATTTTGGTGATAATATTGTAGAGATATCTGGTGCAGTGTCAGATGTTAAGCCTACTCAATTAAATGCTGCTTATTCTTCAGGTTCTACCGGAAATATATCAGTAGGTGATGGAACAATATTCTCTACTTTTGAGAGTGTTGGGGTAGGAACTACTAATGTTGGATTCCTTAAAATTGGAGATGAAATTATTGAATATACAAATGTTTCTGGTAATAATATTGGTGGAAATATTGTAAGAGGAGGAAATTCTATAGATTATGCGGTTGGTACTCCTGTTTACAAATATGAACTTGGGGGAGTTAACTTGAAGAGAATTAATGGAATTCATACACTATCTGATGCTACAGTTTCTAATCCTATTACTTTTGATTCCTATAATATTAAATTGAATATGTCTACGACATTTAATGTTAATAATAACAATAGAGGTAATGATGTTGGATTCGCAGCATTATATTTGAATAGCACTAAATCTGCTGGTGGATATAATATAAGAGCAACTCAAAATATGCCTTATGAAATTATTACTCCAATTGTTCAGAATGTAACATCTCCTGGCACTTCTCTTGTTGGTGAGGTAAGAACTGTTACCAGTCAAAGTATGAGTGGAACAGAAATTCCTTATCTTGATAATGGGTTTGAAAGTATTGCCCTTAATACTCCCAATTATTTGGATAGTCCCAGATTGATTGCATCTAAAGTTAATGCCGATGCTAAATTAACAACTCTTGAAGGATCTAAGTCTTTGAATATGAGATTATTCCTCGGAACTACCGATGCTAGAATAACTCCAGTTATTGATGCACAAAGAGTAAGTACTATTCTTACATCTAATAGAGTTAATGATGTTATTGAAAATTATGCAACAGATAATAGAGTAAATACTTTGAATATTGATCCAACAGCATGTCAGTATATTTCCAAAGAAATTTCTTTAGAAAATTCTGCTACATCTCTTAAGATAATTGTTAGTTCTCATATTGATGTTGGTACTGATATTAGAGCATTCTATGCCATAGGTGATGGCGCAGGATTTGAACCAATATTTACACCATTCCCTGGATATAACAATCTTAATAGTAGAAGGCAAATGATTGCTGCCGAAGATAGTAATGGCCAATCTGATGTGTTTGTTCCAAAATCAAATGTTATATCAACTGTGCAGCATGGTACGACGGGAGGGGTAACATCCTATGTGGAAGCTTTCAAAGAGTATACTTTTACTGCTGATCAATTACCTTCCTTTAGATCTTATCAAATTAAGATAGCATTGATTTCTAATAGTCAGGTTTATGTACCTGTAATGAAACAACTTAGAGTAATGGCATTAGCTTAATATGGAATATTATGATGTGGAAGGAAATGGTGATCTGGCTAGAGATCCATCTACTAATGCAATTATAAATGTGAATAACGTAGATTATGAGCATTATGTTGAAGGTCGTAAAGCGAAAATGTTAAAGAATGAAAAAGTAAATTCTATGGAAAAGGATTTATCTGATTTGAAGGGTGAGATTAATGAAATAAAATCTCTACTTAAGGAGTTAGTCCATGGCAACTAAAAAGATAACATTTGATCCAGATGCTGGAGTACCCGTTGCTTCTAATTTGACCATTTATGGTGGAGCTAATTTCAATGCCAACTTTAATGTAGTTGATACATCTAATGCTGCATTTGATTTTTCAGGTGCAGGAACTACTTGGACTGGTTCTTCACAAATGCAAAAAAGTGTTGGAGCAGGATCCACTACGGTTCCTACTGCTACCTTTAATGTTGGATTTACCAGTGCAGCTGGTGGAAAATTTGCATTAACATTGGCATCTACAGCAACTACTAGTATTTCTGAAGGAAGATATCTTTATAATGTTTTGGTGAGTTCTGGAACGACTACTTACAATATTGTAAACGGAGATATTTTGGTATATCAAGGCATTTCATCTGCTCCAACCTAAATATTGTAGAGGTATTGTATAAATGGCCCAACCAGCAAGTAGACAAGAATTAATAGATTACTGTAAGAGGCAGTTGGGTGCTCCCGTATTGGAGATTAATGTTGCGGAAGAGCAAATAGAGGATATACTAGATGATGCTATACAGTATTTTCAAGAGAGGCATTTTGATGGTGTTTCTCCGATGTATTTAAAATATCAAGTAACTCAAGCAGATATTGATAGGGGAAGAGCACCACATAAAAGTCAAGTAGGAATCGTTACAACAAATACCCCCGCAACAATTGCTGGGGTATCGACATCATTTAAATGGGAAGAAAATAGCAATTATTTACAAGTACCACCAAATATTATTGGAGTAACAAAAGTATTTCATTTTGATGGATCCAATTCCATGTCAAGTGGGATGTTTAGTGTTAAGTATCAGTTATTCCTAAATGATATGTATTTCTGGGGTGCCATGGAAATGTTGACTTATGCAATGACTAGAAGTTATTTGTCTGATATTGAGTTTTTATTAACTACACAAAAACAAATAAGATTTAATCAGAGAATGGATAGGTTATATCTTGATATTGATTGGGAGACTGTCAATGTGGGAGAATGGTTAATTCTGGATTGTTTTATGGCATTAAATCCTAATGATTTTGCTAGAGTTTGGAATGATTCTTTCTTGAAAATATATGCCACTGCTCTTATTAAACGACAATGGGGACAAAATTTATTAAAATTCCAAGGAGTAAAACTGCCAGGTGGAGTAGAATTAAATGGTAGGCAAATCTATGATGATGCTCAAAAAGAATTAGATGGCATTAGAGAAAGAATGTCCAATACTTACGAATTACCTCCATTGGATATGATAGGTTAATAGCATGGCACTTAATCCATATTTTCAACAGGGATCAAGGTCTGAACAAAATTTGGTTCAAGATTTAATCAACGAACAGTTGAGGATGTATGGTGTTGATGTTTATTATATGCCTAGAAAATATATGGCTGAGAATACAGTCATAAGAGAAGTAATTTCATCAAAATTTGATGATGCATATCCTTTAGAAGCATATATTGATAATTATGATGGATATGCAGAAAATCCTGTTCTTTTATCCAAGTTTGGTATTGAGAACACAAATGACATAACATTAGTCATTTCTAGGGAAAGATGGGAAACTTATATTGGGCCATTATTGGAAAATGAACCTAATATAAAATTAACTACTAGGCCTAAAGAGGGTGATTTAATTTATTTCCCATTAGGAGATCGGTTATTTGAAATTAAGTATGTAGAGCATGAAAAACCATTTTATCAATTACAGAAAAATTATGTTTATACATTGAGATGTGAGCTCTTCCGTTATGAGGATGAAGTTATTGATACTGGGGTTGCTGAAATTGATGATGAGTTAACAGGAGATGATTCTGACGGAACTACTGATGAGGGAATTTCAACACTTCTTGGACCAACTCAAACTCTTACAGTGGTTGGAACTGGTGTAGATGCAACTGCTGTAACAGGTATCGTTGATGGTGGCGTTAGATTTATTACTTTGTCAAATAGAGGAGGAGGATATACTAGTCCACCCATTATAGGACTATCTTCTGCTCCTTCTGGAGGGGTAACGGCAGTTGGCATTGCATCGATGATTGGTGGAATTCAATACTGTAATTTAAATATAAATTCTAATCAGAAATCAGTTCAAGCAGTTTACTTGGCAAATGCAGGGGCCGGATATACTGTTGCTCCTGCAATGACATTTACTAGTACTAGTGGAGCAGGGGCAGCAGGAACAGCCACAATTGGAGATGCAGTAGTTGGTGTTGTTACAGTTACCGCAGGTGGTAGTGGATATGTTAATCCACCCGCTATTACGTTCACCAATGAAATATTCCAGTCAGGAGTTACTACTGTTAGTGCTGCTGCTACGGCATATCTAAGCAATGTAGGAGTAGTTACGTCCATATATATTACTAATGCTGGTTTAGGATATAGTGTTGCACCTACTGTATCAATAGCTGCTGCTGATTCAGCTTCAACGGGTAATTATCTCTTCAATGAAATAATTACTGGATCTGTAAGTAATACAACGGCAAGAGTAAGAACTTGGGATTCTTCCACTAATACTCTTGAGGTTGCTTCTATTACAGGAACCTTCTTAAGAGGAGAATATTTAGTAGGAGCATCTTCAGGAGCATCTCATCTATTGAGAGTAGTTGATACCTCTCTTGATGCTGGATTTGCTGATAATTATAATATAGAAACACAGGCAGATGAAATTCTCGACTTTAGTGAAGCAAATCCATTCGGCACACCATAAATATAATATAAACGGAACTTAGCAATGTTTGAATATTTTTATAACGAAATTTTGAGGAGAACCATTATTTCTTTTGGTACTCTCTTTAACAATATCTCAATTACTCATACTGATTCTTCAGATAACACGTTAAGTGTTACCAAGGTTCCGTTGTCTTATGGACCTACTCAAAAATTCTTAGCTAGATTGACACAATCTCCGGATTTAAATCAATC